CCCGCAGCGATGATTTGTCCAACAGCCAACATGGCGAGGTTTTCGGTGCTCATGCGGTCATCCTCGCTTCCGCTGCAAGGATCGCCCGCCCGATGACTTCGACGACTTGCGGGACGACGGCGTTGCCGAGGCATCTAAGGCGGTGAACCCGATTGGGAACCCCATGATCTGCTCTGCGGACCCAGGATCTAGCGTCCCTTGCCCTACGTTGACCCATAGCCAATCCGTCAGCGTCATCCCATCGCTTAACGATCTGCCCTTCGCGGTGCCGTTCCGGCCCCCTCGAGAGTCGCCTGCAACTAGGGTGGGCAACAATCCACACCCTATCCCTGAACTGAGGTGAACCAACTGCGGCAGCTGGAATGCAATGCCATTCCGCGTCATACCCGAGCGAGGAAATGTCTCCGAGAACTGCTCCCATTCCCCGAGAAAGCAACGCTGAGACGTTCTCCACGACGACGTAGCGTGGTCGTATCTCGCCAACAATGCGGGCGAATTCCTTCCACAGTCCGCTTCGGTGACCACGCAGCCCTTTTTTGTCTCCAGCGTTGCTGATGTCTTGGCAGGGGAAGCCCCCGCAGATGAGATCGACGCTGAAATCCTGTGTGTGTGTGTGTGTGTGTGTGTGTGTGTGTGTTGGCGGGAAGGTTCGCACGTCGTCGTGCTTTGGCACGTCGGGCCAGTGCTTGTTGAGGACTGCTCTTGCATACGGGTCAATCTCCACTTGCCAAGCACACTTCATTCCGGCCCGCTCAAGTCCGAGCGAAAAGCCACCAATCCCTGCGAACAGTTCGCCGAATGTCACAGCCCCACCTCCGTCTTCTCAATCACGCTTGCCAGCCTGATGCAACGCTCTAGCGTGACTTCCAGCGTCTTCGCAGCCGTCTCGAGCAAAATCCTGTCGTCGTCGCTGATGTCGTCGTCCCACGCACGATCCATGAGCGCCTGGACGACGTCTGACGGTGGCGGAAGGTGGATGAAGCTCATGCGTCACCGCCAATCACGCGGATGGTGCGAGCCTCGCCGTCCTGCCAAGTGATCCAGCCTTTGCGCCGCATGGGCCGCAGATGGCACATGACGCCGTTGGTCGTCCACTCAAATGCGTGGCCGATCTGGCGAATGGTCGGGCTGTACCCGTGGACGTCGATGTAGCCGGAAATCCAGTTGAGGACGTCCTGCTGGCGGGCAGTTAGTGGCTGGCGTTCTGTTGTCGTGCTCATTGGTTCACCTCGTCCGTGAGTTTCACACTGCCTGCAAGCGCGGCGACCATGCCGCCTTGCCTCTGGTCACGACGCCAAGCAGCGTGCTCGGCGTCTGTCATGCTTTTCTGCGCGTCCGACCGGAAAAATCGGCGGTTCGCCTGCGGCTGCGGCGGCGCTCGCTCGTCTGGCCGAACGCCAGGCGTACGGTTCGTGCCGCCCTTGTCCTGCGAGCGAGTCAACCAAGACACGACAAAACGTCGCCAGTTGCTCTTGTGTGCTCGTGTCGGGTTGGCTTTGAGCCAAGAGCCGGCTTTAGCAAGTTCAGCCGCCAAATCGCACGCTGGGTACGCCTGACGCCATTCCTGCCGGTCTGCGTCCGAGATTCCCTGCCACCCTGCGTCAGCAGACCACGAAACGGCGTCTGCGGGCTGCGAGCGTTTCCGCCGCTTCGGCGGTTCGCTCGTAGCTACCTGCGCAGCAGGTTGTATTTCTTTCTTCTCTTCTCCTGTCCTCTCCTGTCCTGTCCTGTCCTGTGGTGACGGCGATGCGTCACCACCCCGTGACGGTGGTGCGTCACACCCCTGTGACGGTGCAGCGTCACGCGGGCGTCCTCGGTAGGAATCCTGACGCCGGGCGTGGAGAGCGCGAGCCTTGGCAGAGCCTGAAAACCGCTTTTCCCAGCCTTCTATGACGATCCTGTCCCCAACAAACGTGACCCATCCAACACGCTCGACGGCAAGCCAGAACGCCTCGTCACCGCCGGCAACCGACGCCACCCGCCTGGGCGTGGCCTTAATAGTGCCGTCCGAAGAGTTCAAAGCAGCCCACGACCAAAGCTGCACCAGCCGCCAGCAGACAACCTCGACAGGCAGCCCGGTCTCGTCCACCAGTTCAAGCACCTCGGGCTTCGTGCCAAGGTTGCAGTCTAGGGGAATCCATTCACCTGCCATGCATCACCTCGTGCGACACGTCAGTCAGTTCAATGCGGCCCGCGCCCATGCGGGAAGCCTCTCTAATGCACAGTTCCCTAGCGCGAATCAGCATTTCTCGATAAGACTTCATCGCCGAAGTGCGCACCGACTTTTCGTGATTGCTGTGTAGAGCAAACTGCTTGTAAGCGCCGCCAGATTTGACGCTGATGCCAAGGCGTTTAGCGCGCCTTTGAAAATGAGGCCGGAACGTGTGCCACATATGATTTGAACGTGCGACTCCTCCACGCTGATGCCACGGAGTCATTCGCACAACGTAACGCATCCACGACCACTTGCCAGGACGCTGCCCGCAATGAGTGAACTCCAACAGCTTGCCATCGTCATCGCAAAACAAAGTCGAAGCGACTGACACGACAAACTTGAGGCTCGGAAAGCCACCTCGTTGCCTGACCTTGCGAGCCAACTTCATGATCAATGGGTGGAACTCACCGCGATATTCGACTGTTCGCTCGGCGTTCAGCACGTTGTTTGATCGACGTGTAATCTCGCGGCCAAAATCACGAAGTGGCGATCTATCAAACGACGTGTACGGATTTGCTAAGGAAATTTCGTTACAACGATCAACATAAACAGCAAGCGACAGAGCGTCGGCTGCATCTGTTTTTTCGGCAGTTCGCATCAGCTCTGGAAAGTTGTGAGCCACCCAGCGCCTCATTCGTCTGCCCGTATGTAAATGCGGGGCCAGCTTAAGAGTTACGCCACGGGACCGCAGTTGTTTGTACAAGTCGCGCAACTGGTCGGCAGTGAAAGGCTGGGCAAGCGAATTCTGCGTCTGTGGAACAGCTAAGTGAGCCGACTCGCACAGCAATAGCGTTCCAGATGAAAGTTGCAGCAGCCAGGACTTCAATTCACAAAAAGCCATTTTCCCTTTGCGTTTACATCGTGCCATGTAGTAGTGCACGCTGCTGCACCCAAAGTCGATGCCGACAACCTCGTTGTACTTTGACGGGTCGCACCACGTCTGTGCCGTGGTAGTGGTAGTCGCATGTGTTGGCAGCTCGTCTTGTTCAAGCTCTGGAAATAACAGCGTCATCAAAACTCCTTGCAAAAGCCCTGCGGGTGTCACGTCATGAAAAGAGGCAATAGCCTCACGTGAGGAAAAGACGCCCGCAGGGGATTGTTCGTTAAAAAACCGGCGAGCGTCATGCCGGCAAAAGAGGCGATAGCCTCACGCGGGGAAAAGACGCTCGCCGGCACTTGTTGGCTAGTTGATCCTCCACTCGCGTTCGCCACGTCCGCTGCTACTACGCACCGTCCTGCCCGTCTCAACGATCCTCCCAGCCTTGGCAAGCTCCGCGATCCGCTTGCCGATTTGGTGCGGCAGCAGCCCACATCGAGCCGCGATGCCTGACGCCCCAGCCGGCCCATGCGACAGCGCCTCGAGGATCGCCGCGTGGTGCTCGCCTGCGAACGTCTTGACGCTTGCGGCTGCGGCCTTGCTCGTCACAGGATCGGTGCGGCGAAAGAGCGGCAGCGTGTCCTCAATGTCGGGCGTGATGTAGTGGGGGCGGGTCATGCGACTATCTCCTGCGGCAACGACGAGAACTGGTCTCCCTCTCGCAGATGCACGGCACTTTTCATGCACTCGCACGACCGCGCTGCCCAGAAAAGACCCCTGTCGGCCACGAAAAAAACAAAGTCAACGTCAGCCGACCAGTCTCTTGGAGTCCTGCGACCGCCAGACGTCTTCTTGCGAAGGTCAAATCTGTAGCTGCCGTCGCTCTGTTGCCGGCAGCAACTCTTGACCTGAATGCGAATAACTCGACTTCCCTTGATCGCCACAACGTCTACCCCCGTGTCAACGGATGGACATGATGTGTTCCATCCGGCACGAAGGAGCAGGCTTTCGACGTCCTTCTCTGCGGCTTTCGCCAACGTATTCACAATCACCTCCGTGTGTATTGGCCGCGTCTCGTGCGGCACCCGGCTGCGTTACCCAAGGAGAAAGTCAGGCCGCAGCTGCGGCAGTTACTCGCCACCTCGCCGCTTGGCGGCCACTGCTGCTCCCATGCAAGCAGCTACGGCAATGGCGTGCCGGTCGCTATCTGCCTTTGTCTCTGTTGTCCAGCCGGGTGATGCGTTCCTCTTCTGCAATGACCGCTCGCTCCATCGCTGGTGAGTTCCATCGCGGTCCCATGTCGAAAAGCATCGGCGGCGGAAGTGCATCAAGCACCTTGCCGATGTCGGTTTCAACCATCAGCGGCTCGGCCTGGTCTTCGCGGGCGAGTCGCTTGCGTGCTTCCTCGACGGTCTCAAAGTCGCGTCGGTACTCGCTCATGCCGTCACCTTCTCTTTCGACGCTGCCGCCTCAACTCGCAGCCTGTCGGCCTGCGCCAGCAGCCGGTGCCCAAGTGCTTCAATCTGCTGCGCCGCCTCAAGGACGGCGTCTGAGAACTCTGCGCGCCATCCAGCGGCAGGGACGAGCACGCCGCCGGTCAGCTTGACCATCGGATTGCCGCCAACCGTCTGCGGCTCGCCGTGCTGGACGTAGTAGCCAATGCCTTCCTTCGTGAAGCTGTGATCGCTCACCGTTGCCTTGTAGAGGTTGCTCATGCTGGCACCTCGCTTCCAATCAGCATCTCAGCCTTCGTGACCAGCAGACCCACAATCTCGTCGTGCTCGGCCTGGGTGAACGTGCCATCTGCAAGCCGCTCTGCCGTCGTCTTTCGCAGTGCATCGCACCTCTCAAGCGTTGCGGCGCGGCTCACGGCGAGACGGGCCTTTTCGACGGGCGAGAACTCCTGCGCCTCGGCAGGCGACGCCTTGAGCTTGATGACGCCGCCAGCGGGACGGTCGTCAAACTTGGGCCGGATCTCGACGGGCTGGCGTGGCGTTTCTGACACGACGTTGTGCGTGTAGTCCTGTGCCTCTTCCGCCGTGATTAAGCCCCGTAGAGCGTCCGCGAAAGCGTTACGCAGGGCGAAGCCACGAGCACGCAGCTGTAACATTCGGTCACGATATTGGCTCCACGGGCCGCTCTTGCCGAGCAAGCCAGCCTTCTCGGCGTCAGCCACCGAAAACCGGCTCACCGTTGGCGACGGGTAGCCACGACGCTTTGCCTCGCAGACAGCCGTAAACGTCTTGCCTTCGCCCTCAAAGTATTCCTTGACGTATTCACAGACCGGCGACGACTGCACCAGGGCAAGTGCCGCATCTCCCCAAATCGTCGGCCTGCCGTTGATCACCGCGATGCTTTGAAGCGACTGCATCGGGGAAAGTCCGACCTCGCTGCCGTGCTGGATTGCCAGCATGCAAGACTCGGGCTTGCCCTTGAAGTCCTTGGGGGCAAACTCTGACGCCGCCACCATCTTGGAGAAGCGGAAGGCGTCATCGAACGATTGAAGTGCCAGCCCTGTGCTGGCTCTGTGTGTGCTGATTTCCGTGCTCATCCTTCGTGTCCTTTCGTGTTTCCCGAATCAAGAAAATGCCCGCTCTGCGTCATGCTCGGCGGGTGGTTCGTGCGTCCCTGCTGCTCCGGTTCCACCGGCTCCTTTCGCTCGCTGCGTCCTGCTGGCAAGCGATCCTTTCCCTCTCTGTGCGGTCCTTCGTGTGAGTGATCCTCAGTTGGGGGAGTGTGATATCCACCCGTTCACCAGCGCGCAACCCCCGCGCTGTAACGGCCCCCCCCCCCGAGGGGCGCTTTGTGTTTTGCCCGCTAGTGCGTGATGTCCTGCGTGCTGACCGACAGCCAAGCACCGTCAACGTCCACAACCATGCGGTCGCCTTCGATGACCTGGACCCGCCCGCTCCACGGCCTGCCGCCAGACTTGCCAGAGACGAAATCGCCAACGGCGACGTCGTGCTTTCGTCCATAGGTTTCGGCCATTCCTGCGATTGCTCCTGCGTACTCAGCGTGATGTGCGTCCATGTGGGTCATCTCCTTCTCTGTGTGGGGCAAAGATATACGGGCGTTCAGCGGTGTCAACTATCGGGCAAACAAAATGCGGGGACTAGAAACGGTGTGCAGTAGTTGGGCGATGCCTGTGTTGGATAGCGTCGGATAGGCTAGTGGCTAGCGTCAGTTCGTCAAGAGCAGAATCGAGACAGCAGGGAAACAACGAGGTCAATGCCGTGAGCGACCGCCTGGGCGAGGTCACTATCGGTGCCGAGCTGCTGGCCCAAGCGGATAAAGACCAACGCTTGAATGAGGCGGTCTATCTGGCGTCGCATCGCGTGGCCCTCCTTGGCCGGAAGAATCCTGTCTGGTCAATCAGCGGCACCAGTAGTCATGCGAAATCTTCAGGGCCACGTCCCATGCGTAGCCGTAGGTGCGTTGCAGATACCGGGCTTCGTCAATTGCGCTGTCCCAAAATCCGCAGCGGCGCATGTCTCTGAGCATTTCAGCCACTTTGCTCTCAAGGAAGCTGCTGGTGCCGTTCATCGTTTCGTCTCCGGTTGGTGTCCTGCGAGTCTCATTCGCTCGCATGGGCGTAGTGTAGGCTATCGTCAGTTAGGCGTCAACAGGTTGAGAAAAGATTTTTTCTGTGCGGTTTTCCGCAGGAAAACCCTACTTCCGCTTGGCGGCTGGCTTTTTAGCCTTTTTGCGGCTTGAGACGGGCCGCTTCGCCAAGTGCTTCTTGCCGCCTGACCGCGTAGTCAAGCCGTCTCGAACCTCGCGGGCGGCAGTGGCGGGAATCAGCCAGACACGCTGGCCGATGCGCCGAGCGCCCTTGATTTTTCCCTCTCCGAGCAGGGTGCGCACCCATCCCTCAGAGCATCCCATCACCTCAACTGCCTCGGAAACAGTGAGGTATTCGCCGCCGTCGATCTTTTGTGTCATGCAGACCATGCCCCCATACTACCAGCCACCGTTACTTGGTCAAACTTCCGCCAGATTTCCAGTCCTCACAGATTCCCATCCCGCTCGTTGCCCGGCCCGCCCGCCAGTCTTAGGATGACTGACGGGCGGATGTTTAGCGGAGAGGGCGGGACTACCCCCCTTGTACACCTGTACACCGCTGTATACCATGTCCGCCACAACAGGAGGACAACCACAATGACGCTTCGAGATGTGCTGAACCGATATGCGATTCTTCAAAACCTGACTGACCGAACGGTGGTGCTCTACGGCCACACGCTTGACCGCTTCGCCGAGTGCCTCGGCCACGAGCCGACGATTGACGACATCGACGATCTGATCGTCGCCGGATTCCTCCGATGGCGTGCAGCCACTCCACGGAAGCGTGGCAAGCCCTCTGCCGCCTCGGTAGCCAAGGACAAGTCACAGTTAACCGCTCTGGCAAACTGGGCGGCTAAGAAGCGTCTGAAGCGTTCAGACGGCACAGACGTCGAGTTCCTATCCCTGCCACGGATGCGGAAGATCCGACACGCTCCGCAGGCGTACACCGTCGATGAGGTCGCGAGGCTCATCCGGCTGGCAAAGCAGCGTATCGGGCACATTGACGGCAAGCCCGCCGCCTGGTGGTGGAGCACGATCATCTACGCCGCGTGGTGTAGCGGCGAACGTATTTCTCCACTGCTTGAGATCCGTTGGAAGGATGTTGACCTAGACGGCCAGACGCTTTTATTTCGAGCAGAGACCCGCAAGGGACGCTGCACCGACATCCAGCGAGCCATCACGCCAGACCTGTCTGACATGATGCGGATGCAGGCAGGCCCGCCAGAGGCTCTGGTATGGCGTTGGGATCGGGCGTACCACTCTCTGTGGCCCAGCCTGCGGCTGCTGTGCCGGCGGGCGGGCGTGCGTGGCACGGGCTTTCACCGGCTGCGGAAGTCCTCGGCATCCTATGTCGCCCTTGGCGGCGGCGACGCTACCGAGCACCTCGGGCACTCCTCGTCGGAAATGACGAGGCAGCACTACCTAGACCCGAGGATCACACAATCAAAGCGGGCGTTGGACTACCTGCCAAAGCTGGATTTGGACGCAAGGAAAGAAGAGCAGCCGCCGGAGCCGCCAGCGGCGTGAGCCTTGACCAACTGCGTCAATGGGTACGACACGTTCCCGAGACGTATCCCGAAAGCGACGAAAAAGCGACGTTTCACGATACGATTAGTCAAAGATGTGCAGCTTCGCGGCCTGCCGCCGTGCCATAGCTTCCACCCTGGCGGGCTTTCCTGGCTCTGAAGGCAGCTTATCGGGCGGCATCATAAACGCCTCTATGTCCTCGGCCAGTGCTGCCGCCCGGTATTCCACCTCGCGGACAGTGTCGAGCACCAGCGTATGGTCTCCCGCCTTGGCTCTGTCTGACAACTCGCCCTGCCCGCCCTTGCTTGGGTCGTAAAGCAACTCAATGCACCAAGTGACGCGAGCGCCAATGCGAGCCAGCTTCGTCAGGAACTTCCGCATAGGTGGCGACAGCCTTTCGGGCATGCGGCGTCGCTTGCCCTTTGGTGGTGGCAATTCGTCGTCTGCAAGAAGTGAACGCTGAACCTCGCCCATGCAGCGAGTCTGGCAACGCTGTCAAGTACGCCGCGCTTCCCGGCATGCCTGACGCATCCACGTACGGTTCGCCATCGACTCAAACCAGAGGCGGGCGAACACCTCGACAGCCTCTCGGCCCACATCAGCGTAGAGCGTTCGCAGTTCCGGCGACGCGCCCCACATCGCCTCGACGTCCTCTTGCACCTTGGCGATGAGTACCTTGGCGTCCATGACGGCGAGCATCTGAGACTCTGGCTGCGAGCGTGCTAGCCGCGTCCAATGCTCAGAGTTCCAGCAGCGGCAGATACCGTCGCAGAACTCGTCAAAGGCACGCCCAGCCGCAACGGCTCGCGGCCCGATTTCTGATCTGAGCCGGCCACGCAAGTGCGCCAGCATCCCAGCCGGCGCGTCACCCACTCGTCACCTCACGCCCGCAGGCCGAACAGGTGAAACGGAAGCAGGCGACGCGCCGGACGGGTTCTTGCATTTGCACGAAGCAGGACACGGGCAAGCCGTCCGGTGCCCGTCGCCGTGCGTGATATATCCCTTGCCGCCGCAGTCCGTGCAGCAGGACGGTTTGGGAGGCTCTGGCTGCGGCTGTGGAGCCTTTTCGACAGCCGTTGTGGCATACGCTGCCGATACTGCCGCCGAGGCTCTGGGAGACTCACGGTCGATCTGCGCAGGGTCAGCCGAGAGAGCGGCTAAGACTGAGAGGATGTACTGCCACATGCGTCACCATCCTTGTCCATGATTGAGGACGCGATTCCCGTTCTCGTCCACCCTGGCGTGGACGACGTACGCCTGCTCGGCGGGCGGCTGCTCCGCAAACATCATCGCCCACAGTCCCAGCCGGGCGAGACGCTGAACGAGTCGCAGCACTGGGCGCTGTGGCTCGGGTTTGACCGGGCTGTAGTCGCTGGTGGCTGCCCACCAAGTCAGCATGACGGCGACCAGGCCCACGACTACGGCGGATTGAATCTCTCTCTGTGTCATCGGTCTACGCTCCAAATCGAGTAGAGGAACATCACGACACAGGCACCGATGACGCTGCCAATCAGACCGGCAGGAGCGTCTCCAAACGGCAGGCCGCCGGCGAGCGAACCGACGATGCCGAGACCGATTGTTGGCACCCAGCCGTCAGGACAGCGCCCAGGCATCACCCACTTGGCGATACCACCAGCAACGGCACCGAACACAAGCCACATGACGAGCGACATAGGGCACTCCTAGAGTCCGAGGTGATATACGTCTGCGATGAGGCGGGCGGGCGATGGCTTGCGAGTCTGCGTCTCGGGCGGCGCGGGTTGCAGCCAATTGCCGTGGTGAACGTCTCTGTACTTGAAGCCCTCCGTGTCGCCGATAGCCCATGCGTCCTCAAGCATCCGAGTCTCAACGACAGAGCGACGTGCCCAGTACGAGCCATCTGGCATGTCTGCCGGAACCTTTGGGCCTGCGATCCAGTTTGGCCCCCACGAGTTCAGGATAAGCACCAAGTCGTCAGGCGAGCCGTTCTTCTTGTGGCGAATCGCAATTGCTACTTGTTGGTGCATCCATGTGCCGGATGCTTCGGCGATGCCGTCTTTGTTGCGGACAGACTGAAAGCCCTGCGAGCTTGCCAGCGTCACCGGGTAGCCTGACTCAATCGCCGCAGCCAGTTCCGCCCAAGTGCGGACAGCCACGACGTGCTTCAGCGGATGCTTCTTCGCCTCGGCGTCTAGCCTTCCGTTGTCGCCCTGGCCGCCGCATCCGTATGCCCCGTACTGCTTCGCACGCTCGCCGGAATACTCTGTCAAATCTGCGGTCGGATACTTCTGGCGATAGACCACGCCAAACTCACGCAGAAACTTTGCAGCACCGAATCCTGTGGCGCCGTCTGAAAACCCGCCGTAAGGCTGGGCACCATCGCCGGGCTTGCCACGCGCCTCTACGCGGGCACCTCCATACAACGCTTCAGAACTCGGCATCAGCGGTGGCTCTGGCAGTTTTCCAAGAGACCACGCGACGGCTTCCGATATGGCGACGGCGTGCATCGCGCCCCACGACACGCAATCACCGATGAGTTGCCTGCCCACGACGAACGGCTTGCCGTAGCGTGCTCGATGTGCGGCATCCAGCTGCCGATACAGAAACGTGTCGATCCCCTTGGCTTCCTTCATCGCCTCGGCGCCCGCTTGGAAGAAATACTTTTCATCACCAAGCGTGGCAAGAAACTGTCGCGTCCCGACAGGATCTGGCACGTAACCAAACTGCCCGTCAATGCGTGCAGCGACTCGCTTGGTGGCTCGCTCCACGAGCGTGCCCAAGATCGCCATCACGATGACGAACGTGACAGCACCGACAGACCAGCGGCTATTCCGTGACATCAGCTGCGGCCCTTGAAAGGTCACGGAGTGCCGACACCCACGCCGCCCGGCTCTCGGGCGTCACTGGACCGCCAGACGAGCCAACCGAATCATCTAGGAACTTGTGTACGGCGTCCCTGACTGCCGGCTGGCGAGCACCAATGCTCTCTCCCTTGCATCGCATCTCGCGGGCGGCAATCCGCAGGTCGTCAAACGCCACGCCAGTTTTGAGCCGTTGGTCATGCGAGCCGTCGTATTCAATGCACTCAGCAAGTTCGCCGCACAGAGCCGACATCGTCGCGGCATCTTCAGCGGCAGTCGGCCCAATGAACTTGCCACGCAGCGTGAACGCATCCGGCGGCACTGGTGCCGGTGCAGGCTGCGGCGTACTCGAGCGGCTGGGCATGAACGAGATTGCCGCAGCGACGACCAGGGCCAGCACGGCGACGTGCTTGCCGTCAATGGTTGGCATCTGTGCCGTGGACAAGAACGCCTTCACCTTCTCGGTGATTTGCTGGCCTGCCAGAACGTAGACGGCAAACGCCACAAGCAACGCTGTAATCACGCGGAAGCCCTCACAAGCGGCAGAAGAGACTCAATGGCACCAGATGCCAGAGCAAGCACAAACACACGCAGAGCGGGCCGCAGGATCGCCCAAGCGGGCCATGCCATGAGCGGCACGCAATATCCCGAAAGCGTGTCAAACAACGCAGCCACGGCAGTGAGTGCGATTGCCTTTTTGTCAGGACCGGAGATCGTTGACGTGGCGTCGAGCGTCTCAACGCACAGCCGCAGCAAAGCGACTAGCAGAGAACCGAACTCGCTCCACGTCAGACCGTCACGGGCCTTCACTTTTGCGGTGGTCAGGAACGCGCTCACCTTGTGCTCGATGTCGAGGAAAGGGTGTGCGGCAGCAAGTGGTGCGTCGGTGACCATGCCGCCAGACTAGGCGGGCTGAGGGACGTTTTAGACCGGCTCTGCCGACTCGCATTCCGCAAGGCAAGCTGCGTAACCAGCCAAGTCAATTGGCCCGTCTGCCGTTTTGTTTGGCCCTAGGAATCGTGCCACCTTGTCAAACGTCATGAAGATCGCCCAATCCGATTCTGTCAGCGGACGCTTCAGCACGTCGGCAAAGGCGGCGTTGATCATGCCGACAGTCCGCCGGAAGTGATGCCGTGGCCCGCCGTACTTCGGGCGACGATCACGCACGACGTCGATGGCGTCCATTAGCAATCGCTCGGCAGGACTTACGTCTTCGTGATCTTTGGCAAGGATGCTGTCACCCGTCCACCGGATGTCGTCCGGTGCTGCATCCATTTCCTTCTGACCTTGCAGAATCCAATCAACCGGGATCTCTTCCGGCTCGTCTTGCGGAGGCGCTTGCTGTGCCTCAACGACGTTTCCTGCCAGACGGTTTTCAACAGCTGCTCGGAGTTGTGCGTTCGCCGCCTCAAGTTCTGTAATAAATCCTTGCATCTTTTTCCTTTCAATGAGAAGGCGAGCGACGTCCGCTGCCAGTGATCCACTTGTGCCGCACCACTGACCTTGAAAGCGATAAGCTCGTTGACGGGCCTCGGCGATGTACTCGTCACTCAATTCGTATTCCATGCGTCAAGCCTTCTGCGTCCGCAGGTCGCGGTCGCAGTAAATCGGCATCGCCTTCGTCACCTCGTGGCGTCCGTGGTCAATCACGATGCACGCCTGGCACGGTGGCTCGTATGCCGCCTTGATTCTTGTGGCGTACGCCGAGTGCCCGATGACGCTGCCATTGGCGACGTAGCGGCCGGCCCGCAGCCACTGGAACTGATGCCAGTGCCCAAAGCACGTAAGGTCCGCACGCTTCACTGCGTCCCAGGCAGCGATGGCTTTGTTGGTTGGTATCGTAATGCCGCCGACGCCGCCTCCGTACTTGATGGCGTGGCCGTGGTGGAAGCGAACGAGGAATCCATCAAGGTCAACGTAGTTGAGATAGCCCGTGCCGACCTGCCACTGCACGTTCTTTCGCTTTTCGCTGCTGGCAAGCGTTAGGTATAGGTGCTGCTCAAACGAGTGCTCCATCTCGGTGCCGATGCGTAGCTTTTCGGTGCTTCGCCCGTGGTTGCCGCTGTTGGTGGCGACGATGACAGACTTTGCACTGTCAGCAACAGAGTCGATGAAGGCTCGCAGCCTCTCACCAATCCAACGGGTAGCCGCCAGCGGTGCTAGTTGAGCCAACTCGGCAGTGTCGTCATGGATGTGACCGCTCAGAAGATCCCCTCCGAGCCAAACGACGACACGGTCAATCTTCGCCAGTTGGCGTTCGTGCTCGAGGAGCCGGAAGAACCGCTCGTGCAGTTCGTTCAAGCGAAGCTGACATACGTCAAGTGAGTAGTCGTTCAGCCCGTTCACTGTCTCGGGATCGACACGCTCTTCGCAGTGGATGTCGGAGAGCAGCACGACCATCGTGGCGGCGTGTTTCGGGCCTTTGACAGATTTGGTCAAGGACGGCTTCACGGCCTCAATCCCGTGCAGCTGCACCAGTGCATCGCCACGCTCGCGCTCACGGTCAATCTGAGCCAGGGCAGCCTTGTACCGATTTCGGTACGTTGCCAGTTCTGACCGCAGCCGTGCCAGTTCAGCGTCAGCAGCAAGCTGCTGCGAGTGACTCACGTCCTCAGCTACTGCGTCCTTCAGGCTTTTTCTAGCCATGAGAGCACCCCCTGTGTGCCAACGTCAGAGATGCCACGGACTCGCATGTTCTCAGCTATTGCTCTAGCCAGAGTCTTCTTGCGGCTGCCAAGTTCGCCAGCGGCCCATTCGGCTTTGATGGCGTCAAGCTCCTCGCGGTGCTCTGGTGCCAGCCGCTCGTACCAAGTTCCCGGTCCTTGGCGAGCGTCACTGACTGCCCTTCGCACGTCCTCGAGCAGACCGCCGATTCGGCTTTTCGTCGTCACGATTGGCATCCTTTCCTTCAAGGTGAATCCACCCGTCATCGTCTGGGATGCCGCCGCCAGCCACGTCGTCCTCGTCATCGTCGCTGTCAAACGGCGACACGTCCGCAGGCGTCTGCGTCTTGGGCTTCGGCTTTGATCGCGGGCGTCCCATGCCACTAGAGTGGCAGGCCTGTCAAGCGGATGGCGGCCCGTCCTTGATCCCTTGGTTCGTGTCAGGCGAAGCCAGCAATTGATTCCGGTATGCGTCCGCTCGACCCTCTTCCTCACGCGGCCCGAGGAATGTCGAGACGGCCCCGTTGAGCGACTTCTCGACAACGCTGGCGACAACACCACCGACGTGGTTCAGTCCCGACTGCCGCTGCGCACAGCCGCAATCGCCGCCAGCAACTTTTGACACTCGCTCCTTTGTGATTCCAAGGAAAGCCAGTGCCCTCGCCACTCTGTCTCCCACCATCGGATTTGGCACTGGTATCCACGGTTTTGCCGTGACAGTGGCAAGGTGCGTTGCCATCTCGTCCAGCGTCCTGCACACGCGAAACGTCCGCTCATGCTTAGCAAGGTAGCCGCAGCGAGGGCAACGCAGTCCCTGCGAAAAGTCGCACATTTCAGCTTTCATGACCATCTGTAACCCCCTTGCCTAACCTTGATTGTTGTTGTCCGACCGTTGCACGAAAGCGTCAGAGTCCCCTCTCTGTCGTACACGCCTTCGTAAGTCGGAAGCGGCTCAAACAACACGTCAACCCTGCCGTCACCTGTACCCTCTTCAGTGTCTTTCGCAAGCGTCAACCACTCGTCGTTGCTGGTCACTTCCCACTCACACTCGGTGCCGTTTGTTTTTATCGGCAACATGACGCAGCCGCCGAACTCTGCTTCGGGATATCCAAAATACAGACCGTAGTAAGGAACGCTGTACGAGGTTACAAGCCCCCTGTCGTAGCTAAAATACGTTCTTCCTTCAAACAGTCCGTGCGGATACGCGATGCACGTCCCTTTCACGGTTACTGTGATCGGCGTTGGGTCAGAACCGTCAGAGTAAACGTAGCGCGTGTAAACCCGATCCTGTGACCGGTCGTTGTAGAACGATCCGAATGTTGTCTTGGCGCCGCCACACAATTGATAGTTTCCTGTTGGTTCAGTTGTGACGGTGAGCGTTGTCTCCGGCGTGTTGCCCCAAAGCCAAGGCGACCCAACAAGGCGGCGATCGGCCGTCGCAGTGTTGTCGATTGTGAAGTCGGTTGGCGTGTAGGACACGCCGTTGCAGGACGGCATTGGGCTGCCGTCTGACTTGCTCACCGATGAATAACTCAAAAAGCCGTAATGGCTCGCTCCGTCGCTTCTAAAGCCAACGTCTCTCCCGGCCACAGCCCACGGGCCGCTCTGCCCCAACGCAAAGCATCCAACTGAGGCTCCGTAAAAACCTGAGTAATAAGAATCGATAATATCCGCAGGCGGGTTTCCTCCGTACGCGCACGAAACGACGCTTAAAATGTCTCCATAGACGGAATTGGGAAAACCACTTGATTGACGTGCGACGTGTATTATGCCACCAACAGTGATATGATCAAAAGAGCTTGCTCTGTCGCAACCAAATGGAACAAATGTTCCACCAACACTCTGCTGTACTGTATATCCAGTGTGATAGCGTAGGCTCAGGAAGATACTGTCGCGCCTAGTGCGAGTGTTTCCAAATGAATCAATATCCACTACTTCAGTTCCATCAACTCCAAAATAGTAAGTCATCCCAGTGCAGCCTAATGTCTGCTGGCCCGGAGTGAGTACGTGCGTACCAGAAAATGCTGACAGTCTGTTTTTGATAAAGTCCGAGGCCGCTCTGTTTTCTTGTGGGCGGCCGTCGTAGACATAGCTCGGATCACTGAACGAACCAATGTCGATGTTGATCTCAGCGGGATGGCAAGTGCCGTCAATGTCAGGCAGGTATGCAACACCGCCGCTCAAACACTTTCCGTATCGTCCTTTCGTCGGATCATACGTTCCGCCAACCGTATACGTGCCGCCGCCTTTCACAAGCGGCGGCGGCGTGTACTCAAGCCACGTAAGAATGTCAGGAACGCAGTAATAGGCCCACCCGCCCATTGCTGACCGACCGTTGATAACAGCGTCCAGCGAATACTGCTTCCAGAACTCAAGCAGGGTGATCGACTTAGATACGACGCCGTTGCACTCATTCGTTGTGTGAGAATAGCTGCACCCGCTAGCCCCATAGCCAACAAAGTTGTATGGCGAGTTCGCAATGCCCGGCCCAAGCACAAACTCGTAGCCGTCCTTGCAACCGTACTTTTCGCCTTCGGCGGGCGTGTACGTCACTCCTGTTGGAAGCAACTCTTCTGGCAGCTTGGTGAAGATCGGAGGCCGGTCGCACAATGCCATTTCGCATAAAGGCGAATACTCTGCAAGCTTCACGTCAACGTAGTCCGTGACATCTACAAACTGATTGTTTGCTGGAACGTATCGGATGTACTTTCGCTGCTTGCGAACGGCAATCTGGCCGTTGCGGTACTGCTCTGCCTTTTCAAAATCAAGCTCTCGCAACTGGAAGCCGTCCAGCATCACCGTGCCGTTGACGATCCACTTATCAAGAGCCAAGTTGGAAATGGTTCCTTGAATCGTAGGGCGATAGTATTCTGGATACAGCGTACGCTCGCGGCCAGATACCTTTACTAGGCCCGCGCTGTTGACAACCGCCCAACAAGTAGAGGCCGTGCATGAGCAGCCAATCGTATTTTTCAAATCAAGCTCAATCTCATCAATAGTGACAACTTGGCTCTGTAGCGATGCGTATGCAGTGACGCTGGTTCCCGACACAACAGCAGGGACAATTGCCTCGTACGCAGGATCACTTTCGTTTATCGCCCTGCCAATCAGCGTGATGGAAATAGACTTTGTTTTGGCGTCGCTTGGGATTACCGCGCCCAAGCCCAACTGCTCGTTTGCCATAGACAGGGCGATTGCCGCAGTGTACTGAAGCTGCTCGCTTGGATTGAGGTGAATAGCGGCAAGCGACGGGATTGTGATTGCTACAGAAACAACGGCTTTCTCTGACGCCTTAACGAGTGCCGCTTCGGCATGCGTAAAGATTTCGCGGGACGGCACGGAGAGTTTTTTTGCTGGGTCGCTGCCGTCAACCGACAGTTCACGCAGGCATCTGTGAAACAGCGGCTCGCACTCCGCGCTCTGATCGCAGCACGGGCTGCACGATGCGCCAAGCATGATCCCAAGCGGATACATACCTGCCGCAAGAAAGAAAACACACCAGATAACGAGAGACAACGGCTCGGTCGCGTCAATCATCTCAGCACTCCGCAGCAATCAGAATCCACTCAGTGCCAACGTAGGCGATTGCACAAGCCTTGCTGCCGCTGCCCTTGATGTTGGCAAAGTAGTTCTTGACGTTGGCGTAAGTTGTTTCGCTGGTCACCGCATCAGATACGGACTTCGCTGTTCCCTTGCTCCACGGAGCGGTAAATGTGCCTCGCTTGATGCCCTGAGCGCCAGCAGAAGCAAGCCGCACAAGTGCCCACTTGCCGCCGCCAGTGCCAGATTCTTTCCAGAGGATTAACCCTTCTCCACTTGCGCCAGTCTTCAGACCATTAGTCAAGCACGCAACAAACTTGTCGTCAGTCTTATCTACATTGACCTTGCACTGCACCACGCCACCAACCGCAACCTTGCCAATCTTCCCTGACTCAATCGGCTCGACCGCCACGCACCAAGCCGTCGTCGTCGCAGACGGCGTGCCACCGGTCAGCACCGGCATTTCCTCAAAGGACGCCGTGGCACCGCCAGACGACGACGTTGGCGTCACCTCCATGCCAGTGATCGCCAGCACGCCCCAGCGGGACACGGTCGCGGAAGCCTTGCAGTAGCACCACGTATACGGCTTCAGAACAGTCGAGCCGGGAGATCCTTCGGTGCCGGCATGTGCCCCCAGAACAAGGTCAGCAGCGTCCTGCGCCCTATTCCACGCACGGGCACTTATCGCCCCGCGCAGCGGCTGGCCTGGCTCGAGGCGTCCGTCAGGGCGTGGCATTACACATACCCCGTGCCTATGCCGAGCAACGAGAAGTCAGAGTCCTTGTAGACCTTTGACACGTAAACGGCTTTTGGCTGCTTAATCAAGCTGGAGCTAGAAACAGCGTCTTCGTATCGCACCCACAGGTACTCGTGGCCTTTCTTCTCAATGCCGCTGATGCTGCCGATTGTCTGCCCTGTCACGTTCTTGGATGCAACGAAGCGATACGAAAGACTCCACGGGCCTTTGCCTTTCTGGTCGTCCCATTCCTGCGAGCCGCTGCACCCGAGGAAAAGAACCTCGCCAGCGTCAAACCCTCGAAACGCTGCATTATTTGTTGTTCCCGTAATCCCAGCCATGCCACGTACATACGTAGCCGTGACATACGCATTCGGAACGTCGTATTGCTCCTGCCATTGCAGCTGGGGGACTACAATATCAACGCCGTTGACGCCGTTCGAATCAACACCGATGGCACCGCTCATGTTGGTGGCGGATGACGGGTATCGCTTCTCAAAGTCCAGCGTGCCGCCAGATCCGACAGAGCACGCCTGCGTGATGTGCTGAGTCCCGCCAGTGGTATCAAAACTTCGAGCACGTTTCAGCGGGTCGTTAGTCGAAGGCTCCGCGCCCGCCTTCTCGTAATTGATTGTGACTTGCCACGCATTGTCGCCGAGATACGCGACGCTGTATTGCTCAACCCACAACTTGGCATCTGAAACGCCTGGATACTGCCATCCGTAGCCACTGTTGCTGATCTGGGTGTTGATCGCGGTGTGCAACTCAGTGTCATCGGCTGTTCCAAAGACTTTGTAACTCTTCGTGTACGACGACGTCGCCTTCTTGCCGCGACGCACAATCGTGGCCTGCCTACTGTCGCCGTCTTCGATCCAAACTAGGTCACCAGGCATTACGCTGCCACCTTTCCGCCGTCATCAATCTTGCGGGTATTCTTCGCCGTCTCTTCTGCCGCCTTTGCCGTGCGTTCAGCAAGAGAACTGCCGCCAAATATTTGCCCAAGGTTTGTTGACGAGAACGTGCCAGCCACTTCGCTTTTGCTCATCGCTGCGTCAGCACCAGCTGCACCGGCACCTGCCGTCGCAGCCTTCTCGGATGACGCAGACGCAGCAGAGGCGACGTTCACCCGAGAGAAGGCGGCGTAATAGGCGTCCAGCAGCTTGGATTCCATCTCGCCGCTGACGTTGCCGCGCTGAATCAAAGCGTCCATGCTTGCGCCGATGTTCGTGATTTCGTCCAGCGACGAGGCCGAGCCAAGCGACTTGAGCAGCTCTGCCGCAGTGGCTGCGTCCTTTCGCCCCTCGTCTTGTCCGGTTGTCACGTTGGCAAGATTGCCCTCTGCTGCCTGAGTCGCCGCACGACGGTCGGCTGCACGCTGATCGTTCGCGGCCTGCCTTTCTCCCTTTATCACTTGCGCATCTGCCTGCGCTGCGTCAGCCCTGGCCTGCCTGTCCTTCTCTGCCTGTGCGTTCTCTGCCGCAGCCTTGTCCGTGCGAGCGTTCACGCCCGGTCGTTCCTGCATCCTCTGCTCTGCTCGAGCAGCGTTCTCGTCCTTGATGTCCTGCACCCGCTGCTCGGTATCCTTGGCACCCGTGATGAATCCCTGCACCCTCGTCCAAGCGATCTGGATGCCAGCGACAAGGTTGTCAAACGTCGCCATGACTCCGTTGGCAATGTTGTCAAAGAACCCCATGATCCATGCGCCCATCGTGTTGAGCAGTGCCACCGAGTCGGTGTAGATCTTGTCCCAAGCTATGTAGATGCCTGTGCCGATGTCCGTGAAGACGTCCTGAAACGCTGCCACCCACGGATCGACGTAGGACATCAACGCTTCAGTGCCGCGCAGCCAGCCGGCGACGAGGCCAGCCCAGAGGACGTCCATTGCACCGGACAGGTCGCCGGCAGCGACAGCTTCGTAGACTCCGTTGAAGGTGGTGGTGGCAGTGGCTGCCAAGTCATTGAGTACCACGATGCCGTCAGAGACGGCTGGCCCGAAACCCTCGCCGATGGCTCCTGCCGCCTCTTGGACGAGAGAAGCCACCGGGCCGAGGGCCGCACCGATCTGGTCTTTGAACTTGTAGAGAGCAAAGACCGCCGCACCGATGCCAGCCGCAACAAGCAGCACCGGGCTGGCAAGGGCAGAAAAGAGACCGAAGCCCTTTAAGACAAGGCTGATGCCGCTGCTCAATTTTTGCAGCGAATATCCAACTCCAGTGATGGCAGTTCCGGCGGCGAATATCGCCGCACCGCCCTTGAGCACTGACACAACGAACGCCTGATTCTCAGTGATGAACTTGCCGACGTTTGCAGCAACAACGGCAAGACCCTGCGCCAACTGAGTCAGGATCGGTGCCACTGCCGAACCGACTTGGATGAACGCCATCTTCATTGAAGACTTCACGGCGTCGATTGCGTCACCAAGTGCGTCAGCCTTGGCAGCCGTCTCGGAGTCCATGACCAGGCCGAGCCGCTTTGCTTCGGCAGCAAAAGCCGCCATGCCAGCCGAGCCGCCCTCAAGCATTGGCAGAATGTCGGTGCCAGACTTGCCGAAAATCTTCATGGCAACGGCGGCACGAGCACCAGGGTCTTGAATTGCCATCAGACCATCGGCAATCTTCCCCATCTGCTGGTCGGCAGACAGCCCTTCCAGATCGCTTGCAGACAGCCCAACCATTGCAAGTGCGTCCGCAGCTTCCTTGCTGCCTGTGCCGGCAGCAAAGATTGCTTTCTGCATCTTCTTGAGTGCAGTCTCAACGCCACCCATGTCTGTGCCGGTCTGCTCGGCGGCAAACTGCAACACAGACAGTGACTCAGTAGCCACGCCGGTGCGCTTGCTCATGTCGTTCAGAACACTGCCGACGTTTGCAAACGCTGCCGCAGAAGCAAAGATAGGCCCGACGACACCGGCACCAATCGCCGCCATCTTCGTGCCGGCAGACGACATCGCCTTGCCAATTGACCCGATGTTCTTGTTGACGCCCTTGAGGGCTGCAAAGAACTTCGTCGGATCGGCACCGATCTCGACAAACACGCCGCCGGCTTTTACTGATCCCGCGCTCATACGTGTTTCTGCCAATCTTTGCCGAACAGCCTAGCGAGATCTTCCGGCGTGGCTTGTCTCGGCTTTGGCTGCTTGGCGTATGGGTTGAGTTTGCGAGGGTCTACTCTCGGGCTGTGCTTGTCTCTGTTTATATTGGCTGCCTGCGCCAGCAGGTTGGCGGTATGCCACCACTGATGCTCTAGGCGGCTGTCACGAGCGGCGAAGAGTTGTCGGCAAGTCCACTCGCCGGGATAGACTCCGAGGATTCCGGCTGCTTCCCAGACTGCGTCCCAGACGCTCCTGCGAGGCTCTCTATCGTCGCCTTCTCCAGACCCGCCTCCGCTCTGCCGAGCATCTCGTTCTGCACTTCGTCCATCTTGGACGCGAGAAGCCCGATCATCTTGCGAAGGCGCTGCGGGAAAAAATCGACAAGTTCCTGCTCAAGTGCCTTGGTCGCAGCGTCCAGCGAATCGCCACGCAGGCCGTCAAGGAAGTCTTCCTTCGTGAGCGACTTGGCTTCGACTTGCTTGGTCAGCAACGCATAGAGGATCTCGCCAATCTTCGCGTATTGACTGCGAAGCACTTGGAACGTCTGCGAGATGTTGGCGGCATCGACCATGTCGAATGGCACAGCCTTACGCTCGCCTGTCTGCTCGTCCACGACGTCAACCGTGACGTTGTCGCGGACACGCAGGGCAGAGGCGACTGTCAACGCCACCTGCCACGGCCTGCCCTGGTCATCGCGGAACTCACGCATGCCTACTCCCTCACAAGCCTCGGATCGGTCATCTTGCCCTCGAGCACGAACGTCGCCACGCCATCAATCGGGTCTGTCTCACTGATGCCGGTCAGCACGGCGAGGAACGAAAAGCCGGCAGCGCCGCCACTAACTTCAAAAGTCCCGCCCTTGTGCATCTTCTGAAACGCCGTGCCAAGGTCGCCAGCGTCGTTCAGTTCCACGCTCACCGTGCATTCGTATCCCGTGCTGTAGGTTGCCGCATACCGACTGCCGTATGGATTGACGTCAATGGTGCGTGCCGACTCTGTCAGCGTCACATTGCGAGCGCTGGTGATGGTTCCGCCATCAAGCCTGATGGTGCAGTCCTTACCCAGCGTGATCGCCATCAGGTGAACTCTTTCGCAGTCACGTTGAACGTGACGGCACCCTCAACCGAGATGCTCTCAGACACGCTCATCACGCTGAAGTTTGAGCCAGCGGCCTCAAGGTTTGCGATCAAGTTCGTGGCGTCGTGACATTCGATTTCCCACGTCTTGGTGACAAATCCCGCCTTTGACATCTTGCGACCAGGGCCGCCAGCAGAACCGCCCACATTGGAGCGGTTGGAAATGTCAATCGTCTCGCATTCCTCGGTGTATGTCGCCGAGATAATGCCAGCGCCAAAAGGAGGCGCTGCCCCGTCCTTGCCAAGAGAAATAGCCATGTGTGATTGTTCCTGTGCTGCGGTGAATGATTACGATGCTGCGATAGTGCGTGAACCGCTGACCGTGTAGGTCAAGATGCCGTCAAGCGGGAAGCTCTTGGCAATATTTGTCACGATGTAGGTGGCATTTCCGGTTGCCGTGCCGGATGCCGTGAACGTGCTGCCGATGGTGACGCCTGGGTCGTCAACGCATTCAAGCTCAATCGTTTGCTCAATCAGAGCTTTGCGAAACTTCCGCGAAGTGTCGCCGAACTTCGTGACGTCCACGTCACTGGCAGAATTCGTGACGGTGCAAGATCGAGCGTTGCTGACGCCACCGATGCTCACGTCTTTACCGAGCGTGATGGTGACGGAAGATGTGGTTGGCATTTGTGCCCTCGTGTGCGAGTGCCAGCGGTGCGGCTGGTTCGCTCACGGTATGGGCAGCGGGGTGGAAACTAGACCGGGTATGCCGTGGCTACATCCCGCCGCCGTGGCGCAGTGCATTTCTCCACTGCTCTGGAATCTTGCCAGAAGCCACGGCGATCCTCGTGGCTCGCTCCATGTATTCCCTGCCGCGCAGCTGCCGAGTGAACGTGAAGAGTCCCATCTGCGGCACGCCGTTCCTTCCACCTGCCATCGGCTGCGAGTTCGTCAGCCTGCCGTACACCTTGCGGCTGTACTTTGACTGTCCCTCTCGAGCAAACGGCATGAACCAGTATTTCGCCGTTCCACCGTAAGCCTGGAGCGAAGCGACCTTGTAGCCACGGGTTGAGCCAGGGCCGACCACCACCGTCTTGCTAGTCGTGCTGTAGTCGTACTCAATGCTTTTCCGAAGGAAGCCGTCAGGAAAGCGAGTCGTTTTCCAGCTGGTGACGATGTCAGACTTTGGCACCTTGTCGATCACGGCGTACAGCTGGTAGCCCTGCCGCTCGCCAATCTTGTAGCGGATGTCAGTTTTCGTCCGTGGCGCTCGCTTGCTGATTACCTTACTGGACCGTGCAGCAGTGAAGACAATCCGGCCAGCCTTCTTGAGCGAACGACGATTGGCGTCGTCAAGCATCTTCTTGACCTTCGGCGTGTCCCACTTGAACTTCGTCCCAACTCGGAACCGAAACGGTGCCGGAAAGAACGACGGGTCAATGGCGACGATGGACATGCAAGCCTCCTAGACAGTCGGCAGCACGTTGCTCTCAAACACCCGATAAGTCGCCGTGATCACAGCACGCCAGACATTCCGCTCTGTCAGTGCGTCGTCAGGGTTCAAGTCAATTCCCACCGTCTGCGGGCTTGTCACGCCAGCCGGCCACGTCACAGTTGAGAAGCTGTGGGCACGCACCTGGAGCATGACGCTGTCTGCCAGATCCAGCATCGCGTCTACCTCGGAGTCAGTCGTGACATGCCGCCCGACAAACACCGTGACGGTGTAGTCAACCTGCATCATCTGGCGGCTGATCCGCGTGACGTCCGCATTGCCTGGCACGACGAACACCCGAGGAACGCTCATGGCGTCAACGTCAATGTTCGCCCAGTTCTTACGCTCAACGACGGTGGAGGTGATGTTCCACGTCACGGACTGCAAGCCAGTGGCGAGACTGTCGGCAATGCTTCGCAGGACGCTGCTCATCGTGCCGCTCCCTCAATCGCGTATCCAATCTCGCACGCAAGATTCTTGGCTTCGTCGCTCTCGGCCCACTGGAGCAACCGCGTAATGATGACGGGGCCAACCAACGCGAGGGCCGCGTAAGCGAGAGCGACGGTGATGGTTTCGTTGTCGGTCATGCGTCAGGGAATGCCGCTGTTGGAACGGTGATTGTGCGAGCCACGCCCTTGGTGATTCGCACATCATCGATGTAACCAGTGAAGTATTTCGTCG